CCTTCTGTAGGTAAATCAAAATCGCCTGATTGTATATAAGCAGGTATAGCTGTTGTTGTACCATTTAAAGCTACTTCATTATTTCCTACTTCATGTGCATAATATAATGAAGATCCAAATGTATTAGTCGCTCCACTTAAATTAGGTATTGTGGGAGTGTTTGTTGAAGTATATTCAGTTGCATAAGGCACTGCATATGTACTTGCATCTGCATAAGAACTTCTTGAAAGACTCATTGTAGACCAACTATTTTCTACATAATTATAAACTACTGATCTGTTGTTTTGTACAGCAGGGTTTCCTGAAGGTGTTCCTGCAGGGTAGAACCAAACTATTTCGTTAAACAATGAATTATGTGAAGCATATATAATTTCATTAGAAGAATAATTTACTCCAACATTTGAACCGGTAGTCGTGAATACAAAATCTTCTACAAGTGATGGAAGTAATTTAACTGTACCATCAAAGACAAAGAATCCTCCTCCTGAACCCATCCAATAAACTCTACCATCTGCATAAACAACACCATGTTGACCTATACATCCACAGTTAGAACCTACTTGTCTTATTGANAAAGTAAATGGAGGACCAACAAATTGCATAGTATAAGCTGCTTGGTCAGTTAAAATTAAATTGTAGTCTTTACCAGAAACTGCAGCTACAATTTTGTTACCTGTATCTAATCTAAACGTTCCTGCTGTATTGACTGAAGTAGGTTGATAAACACTAAAATTTTCTTGATCACTAAATCTTATAAACATTGGATCTTGAGTAGTTGCATCACCTATAGTTGTTTCAGTTCCAAAGTGAACAACATGTCTATCTCTATCTGAAGTTATAGTTAATCTTGTTGCTGTTGGAGCTCCGCTCATGATTACAGCTCTATTCTCTAAAGGATTTGATACGCCTGGATTCCACACAAAAGTTTTACCATCCTTAACAGTTGCAATTAGTTGCTGGCCAAAGTTATCTAATGACCATGTACCAGGATCAAGAATAACTGAAGAAGTTGTAGAACCTGAACCCCAAGTTAATCTACTCCATGTACTTGTACCCCAACCATAACCATAAGTTTGAATAGTAGGACCAATTTCTTCGTAAGGATTAATAGTAGCACCCCCTGCAGTAGACATCCCTGATCCAGATTCGTTTGATTTCATTTGTACTGTAAACGTACTTGTCGTTGGTGTTGTTAAAATTTCGAAAGTAAAATCTTGAAAATTAGCAACCGTGAAACCTGTTGCACCACCCCCTGGTAATGATACAGAAGTAAATGTAATATACTCACCAACATCTAAACCATGACTAGCTTTAGTAACGGTTACTACATTTGAATTTTGTGTCGATGAAAAAGTTGCACCAGTTATTGCTGTTGCAAGTGGAGTAATATCATAAAATTTATCTTCATAATAAATATATAATGCTTTAGATGTACCAAGTGCTGCGTATCTTTTGCCTTCTAAATCAGTCCAAGTATGCTGAGCACGTGTGGGTCCTGATATTGTATTAGTTCCTATAGCCTGAAAGCCACCAATTTTTTCTGGTTGACCATACCTAAATCTAACAAAGTCACCATCTATCCACTGACCTTCTGCGCCTGAGGGTGTATCTGCTTTATTAAATCCTGGAACTATTTGTACATTTCTTAAAGGCATAAGCTATTTTACATCATTTTAAAGCTTCATCCAAGTCGCAGGGTTAGGTATTAATATCTCGCTTACTTTGTTTTCTTTAGAAGTCATAATAATATCCCCACTTATGGATATCCTAGGAGACTTTTCTTCAGTCTTCTTAGTCCCGTGTTTTAAGGAACTAGGAAATATAATCAATTGGCCAGGCTCATTATTAATTAATAAGTTTTGGTGGTTTTGTTCATTCCATTCTGTAGCCTCTGGCATATAGAATCTTTGTGATGGTTCATAAAATGTAAGTGATGAATGATTTTTATTTTTTAATACATAGTAAACAAAACTAAAATGACTGGCTCCATGATCGTGAGCAGATATATGATCACCCTTATCGGTGTAAGCTACCCATGATTTCGTAATAAAATAATCAACATTTTTATATTTTAAATTTTCTAAAAATGTATTTAAATTAATTTTAAGTTCATCAAAAAAGCTTTTAAATTTATTATTTAATTGTAGCTGATCTCCATATAAAGATTCAAAAGAATCAAGTTGACCCGCCTTGTCAGAAGTAAAAGAATAACCTGTTTTATGTGATTTAAAATATTTATCTCTAGATTCTGGAGGACAAATATCTTTTTCAATAATAGGTATTAGCCCTTGATTAATTTTTTCAAAGTTGTTTAGATTTGATATTCCAATAAGTGAGCCTAATATTCTAATCGTCTCCATCTAAAGTACCTTTTGTATCAAACCAAACATAACTATTAAGCTTAGATAAAAATCTTTCCATATCCTTATCCTTTACCACATAAACTAATGTTTCGGTACAAAAATCTTTAATAGCCTCATATCTATGATGACCATCAATTAATACATTATTATTAACAACTAACGGACATAGTAAACCATTAAGTTTTATATCCATCTCAAGTTGATCAATTAACTCTTGATTATTATTTTCTTGATTAGGTTTTATATCTTTTATTTTAATTGTTTTAATTAAACTAGTAAATATAATTTTTTTAGGCTTTAAGAACACTTATTGTATACGAAGAAATCTATATTGAACTTCACCACTACCACCTGCTCCTGCAAAAGTATGTCCAGGTGCTCCTGAAGTTTGTGCTGCACCTCCACCACCACCAGATCCTCTTGTACCAGCTGAACCATTTGAACCCCCTCCAGAAGAAGAGCCTCCTGTTCCACCACTAATAGCTGTTCCATAAGAACTAGCTCCATTAGAGCCACCAATCCTACAGTTATCCCCACCGCAGTTTCCATTATTTGCACCTGCTCCACCATTTCCTGATTGGTTAAAAGTTCCAACAGGACCTCCGTTTAAACTACTAACGTTTACAGTAGCACCATTTGAATCTCTAAATGTTCCTGAAGTTACTGCACTAGCATTAATAGTAGCTGAACCTGCTGTACCAGCAGTATTATTTCTTAAAGGTCCCTTAACACTTCCGTTAAGACCACTTGATCCACCTCCTCCACCTAGAGTAAATATTGCTCCGACACTTGATCCAGATAATGTGGTGCTTGCGCCTCCACTTGCTGAAAGACTAAATTTATTTGCTTGACTATTATTTGCTGCTCCACTAGCACCTACTGCATAAGAAATAGTTTCACCTTGAGTAACACTAAATACTTTATCTGATATATATGCACCAGATCCACCACCAGCTCCAGAAGATTCACCTCCTGCTTTATCATAATCTGCTCCTAAAATAGAACCCCCACCACCACCAACTGCAGCTTGAATATGTATAGCGTTAGCTTGAGCCGGAACCGTAAATGTTCCAGAACCACTTGATACTGTTGCGAAAGAAGTTGCTTCAAAAGCACTAAAGACTAATTTCCAAACTCCTGATACTTTGCCGTAAATTTCATCAGCTTCTTTCCAAGCACCAGAAACTTTGCCATAAGCATTTTCTATTTCTTCAAATGTTCCAGAAACTTTGCCATAGGTATTAGCCATTTAAACTCCTATGAATATTTAAACCAAATGTCCCCATCGGCACCTCCTGAAGGAGCAGATGTACTAATTGTAAATTTTCTTTGTAGCTTTGCAGCGGTCACAGCATTGTCTCCAATCTTTGCGGCAGTCACTACTGCTGCTGATATAGAAGCGCTGACTACAGCATTGTCTGCTATTTGAGCACTTTGAATTGCGTCATCAGCCACTTTTGCGTTTGTCACTGAATCATCATCAAGTTGTAAAGTTCCGATAGTTCCGCCTAAAGTGTTAAGAGCTACTTCGTAAACATTAGTTCCGTCTGAATAAGCGGCATGAACTTTTCCTTGATCTAAAGTAAACCCAGATCCTGAAACAGTTTTAAAAGTTAATGTTTTACCACTGTTATGATTAGTACCATCTTTTAATATATAAAATTTTTCTATTGAGTTTGGAATAGTTACAACTCTGTTTGCCGCTAATGTTCCTGAAAAATTAAGAATCATATTTCTAGCGTTAGAAATAGAAGCGTTAGCCATAGACAAAGCAACATCAGAAGATGCAACATCAATTGATTGATATCCTGCGATTGCTTGTTGTACAAGTTCAAGATTAGTGTTTGTTTTGGTTCCCCAAGTACCAGAGTTTTCACCCGTGGCCATTAACTCTAGTTTAAGATCTGCTGATGTTGATGCCATAATTCTGTATTATACTCTTTTTAAGCCGCCTTATCAACTTCCACCCAAGTATTGGCAACGTTTTTGTTTACCTCAGTCCAAGTGTTATTTACATTAGGGTCTAATATAGCCCACGCTGTTACAAATAAATTTCCAACACTTCCTGTTAATTGAATACCTGTAGGGATTACAGTTGCATCTGCTGTTATGCTCGCTATAGCACCTGCAGTAATAGCTAATTGTTGTCCGGTAGCCGTGACTATTGTATTTGGAGTAATTGTTGATTGACCAAGACTCGATGTTAATTGAATACCAGTAAGGTTAG